ACGATATAAACTTTGAATCCGTATAACGGAAAAAGCGGGAAGCCCCGCACCCCTTATGAAAAGAACTCCCCTAAAAAGAAAGACTCCCCTGCGTCGTGTATCGAAGACTCGACAAGCCGCTATGAAAACATACTCAAAGCTGCGCCAGAACTTCCTACAGGAATTGCCGTTTTGCGAGGTTTGTGCAAAATCAAAAAGTACAGACATTCATCACAAAAAAGGAAGGGGAAAACACTACCTAGACGTTGATAGCTGGCTTTCTGTATGCAGACAATGCCACGATCGGATTCATGTGAATCCGTCCTGGGCGCGAGAGAAAGGTTACATTGAGGACAGGTAATTACAGATCGGAATCAGACACAGCACTGAGGGTTATGTTTTCGAGTTTTTGCTCTACTTCCTCTAGCTGTTTTTCTGTATCTGCCTGTACCTTAATTAATGCATTTCTCCACTCCCTGATACGAGCAATCTTATCCTGTTGTGGTTCAGGTTCCTCAGTATCATGGTACTTGGTTGCGATGTTCATGGCATACTTTTTAACTCTTTGATTCCCAAAGCATACACCATACTGCGTAACTTAATCAAGTTTAATGGGTTACAAATATCATCCTTAAGTGCGTATCCCCTAAAGTTAAAAGTAGGCAACTCACCAGTTGCTAATACATATATGTCACACGAGTGACCCTCATTTATCTTATCAGGTGCTACGATCAATCTGGCGTTTTTATGTTTTGATGTCTTAACATCAACAGTCTTTCCATTTACTACAAAGTCACAGCTTCCTGATCTTATACCGATATCAAAGGGTGGGTAAAACCCGTACGCTTTTGCGAACGCTATCTCTGCACCCACCCCCTGTATATCCATATCCATGGGGTTCTCTCGTGCCACCAGTTTGTCAGTGATGTTATTTGCACGATTACTCCCCCTGCGTTTTGCCCCCAGTATCCGAGCAAACTCGCATTCAGTCTCAGTTAGTTTGATTATCATTTTTGCATGATATAAAATGCAATGATTAGCATTTGAGCACCAAACTCTTAATGTTCATCATGTTAATCAGGTTTTGCATGATATATCAGTCTCAGAATCTGGCCCTGGACAATCACACTCAGCGTAATGTTCTTCGCATTCATCACACCAAGGTTCTCCACAATCAGGGCACTCCTCGCATTCCGATGCAAACTTTATAGGTTTCCTTGCCTTGCCTGTCCGTACCACACCGCTCCTTTCACTTCCCGTCTTTGCCTGACCGTGCCCCACCGTACCTTTCCCAACCTTTCCTCTATTTAAGAAATTCGTCCCATATAAACCATGTTCTGTCTACTGGATGATTAGGACATGGTCCGTGTCCCTCAGCAGGGCATACATGCTCACGCTTTGTAGCACATCCGCTACACATAATGATTATTAGCAGCACTCTACTCATCTAACAGTATCTCCTTGTCCACCAATTCATCAGGAACACCAGCCTCAGAAACATGGGAATCATTGGTTTCCACACCCGCGCGTTTTAATCTCCATACTTCTCCCTTATTTCTGCGTATCATATCCGCCTCATTCTTAAATCGGATATCATCCACAATTATCCTTTGAGAATAACAGTCAGTGACCTTCCATCGTCCTTGAGCCTCTGCTATCTTCTCCTCAACAAAGTTTATCCATATTTCAGGATAATGGTTTCGTCCCCATTCTGTCCCCAAGGTCTGCATTAATAGTCTAGCATTTACCCCTTTAGGGAATCCAGGGATATCTCTTTCCTTCTCCTCATATATGAATATCTTCGGTACTATTACCTCAAGCATCTTTTTTATCGGAGATGCTAAACTAATTACCTCCCCACCTATCTGATGAGCAAAGGTAGATTTCCCAACACCCTTGACCCCAGATAGTCCAATTACTTTTGGATATGTAAATTCTGAGCCTTCGCCCGTTTCGCTGATCTTAAATGTCTGCATTGTTTAAATGGTTTTTTTCCTAGTTTTAATTTAGGCGCGATCATGTAGGTAAAATACTCACAAGAGCATTCCCCGTAGCCATCATACTCCTCAAGGTCTACCAGATGTACATTCATTGGATTTCTTAGACTTACTAGAAGAAACCTTTCTGCCTCCAAATGCTGAATGGTCATTCCGTTGTCTTGGAATCCCTGTTCCGATTCTTTTGCCACTTTTATCGTACCCTCTCGTTTCGTCTCTGCTCCAAAAATATTCCCATCCCTGATTTACCAAGGTTCTCAATTCAGCCATACAACTACGGGAAAGCTCAACAGGGTTCGGACCTGAAGGCTTATCTCCCATTAGTTACTTTTCCTTTTTTGAGTCGTAGGCTACCATCTCCTCTACCACTCGTTTAGCCAGAGCATCCTTGAAATCAGAACTCTCAAACTCTGCCCTCTGCTCCAAGTTTTTCAGGCGTAAATCAATCTTTTCCACCAGGTTTGCGATGTTATTGATCGCCCCACCCATGTTATTGACTGCAACTATAGATGCTGCACTTTTCTCAATTAATTCGAGTCTTTCCTCGACTGTGCGTTCTTCTTGTTGCTCTTCCCCATCAGTTGGGAAATCAAGCGTTTCTTCTTCTGTTTTTTTACCTTTGTCTTTAGACATTGTGTACGTTCCTCATGATTGTATAGAGTTTCTTGATATCCATGCTTACCTCTGCTTTCGCAGTTCTACCTTTTGGTTTTATAGATATCGATTGATCCTCTGCGTTTAGTGTCATTACAAGTTTTCTCCCATCCTCATCGGTTGCGGTACTTACCCGTGTTAGATTTTTTGTAAGCTCAGTCATTTTAAAAAATTTTAAAACGGTGAGTCTTCAGTAGATTCCGATGTTTGTTGGGCGATCCCATTCTTGGGAGCGCCCGCTGGCACGAATCCAAAGCTGTATGGTTTGATTAGATATTTTGTGGCTTTTCTGTCCTTACCTTCTTTATCCTGATAGCTATCTATTTTGATTTCAGCATCGCAGTATACGACATCGCCCTTTTTTGCGTATTGGGTAATGTAGTCACCTTGCTGACCCCATGCTTCTAGATCGAAGAAGCTCGCTTGATTTTCTCCACCTTTACTTTTTCTATTTACCGCAAGGGATAGGGTGGTGAGTTGTGTTTCACCGACTTTTTTACTTTCTGGGTCGCGTACTACGCGCCCTAGGAACTGTGCTATAGCTTTCATATGTTTAGTTAGTTTAATCTTGGTTGATTAGTGAATCTTTGGAGATGAGCTTCAAACTTGAGGTCGATATCTCCAACCCTTCCATTTCTTTGCTTGAGGACAGATAATGTCCTTTCCTCAATTTTCTCATCATCTTTTCTCCAGAGTCCCAAAACGATATCTGCGTCCTGCTCCAATCCTCCTGATTCTTTGAGGTCAGATAATCGTGGTTTCCGATTTGGTTCGTCTGCTTTTCTAGAAAGTTGAGCTAGGAGTATTACGGGCACTCCTAGCTCTCGTGCCAATATTTTCATTGAGCGACTAACATAACTGACACGAACATAGTCGCTTTCTTTATCTCTCCCTGGGTCGGACTGAACTATTTGTGCATAGTCTACGATGATCATATCCAGTCCTTTTCGTGCTAGTTTTCTCCCTCTAGCCCTTATTTGCATAAATGACAGACAACTATCGTCATCTATCCAAAGTGTTTCTTTTGCTTTCTCCTTATTGAAGAACTTACAGGTTGCACTAAACTTTTGCTTTTGCTCTGCGGTTGCGGTGTCATCTTCAATTGGTTTGATTGGAACACCTGAGTGATTTACCTGCATTCTTTGCATTACTTCCTCAGCTTCCATTTCTAAGGATATAAAATATAGCTTCTTCTCTTGGCGTAGACATGAGACGGCAGCATCCACCGCATAAGCTGTTTTTCCCATTGAAGTTCTTGCACATACAACAACCAGTTGCCCTGCCTTAAATCCTTGGGTCATGAAGTCTAGTTGTGGAATACCAGATTTTATACCACTGATGACCCCGTTTTCTCGCCTTTCCTTTATTCTCTCAATTGTAGATTGGACAACTTCTGCACCTGATCTAACTTTTGATGAATCACTTTGAAGCAATTCTGTAGCTCCCCTGTCGGCATGATTTAAAATCTCATCAATCTGATTCCCTTCATTGACCATATCAGACAACTCCATGACATACTTTTTTACTTTCCTGTACCTGTAAGAGTCATGAAGTTTATTTAGGTATGCTTTCCAGTGCCCTGCAGTTTCTACTGAATCAAATACACTTCTGATTTCTTCCTGTAGTTCTGTTGGCATTTCCAATTGAACAACTAAATCCAAGCAGTCTCCCTGATCGTTTAATTCAACGAGCTTCTCCCATATCTGTCTATGCAAGGGCAGGGTA